AATCCGAACCGCCGCTTTACCGAATCCGAAACGCGCACCGCTGCCTTTAAGCTGGCGGAGCAGACCGTCATGGCCGGGGTGGATTATCGTTAATGCCACAGATCGACCGGCCTAGCCGCATCCTCAGCGGTAAGCCCGTAAACGTCCCGATAGGCTTTAGCTTGCCGTTGCGTCAGCGTCAGCTTGCCGAGCGGCGGCATGCTCGCCAGCACTTCCCTTGCGACACGATCCGCTTCGGCATGATCGAGGCGCTGCTGGTAATTCCAACAGTAAACACACAGCCAGAGGAACGCCATTAGAACGACCAGGAACACGCAGAACTGTATCAGCGTATTCCCGGCGCGCTTGCGCTTGTCACTTTGCAGAATTTTCGTGAAAGTAACTTTTTTGGGGTTCTTCTCCCGCGATGGAATTGCCCGGTTTTTCGTGTGCCACTCTTTATGGTGTTCGAGACATAGCCAGCGCACCTGCAAAGGTTTATTATAATCGTCATGGTGCGCCTGAACGCGCCGTTTGCCTTTTTCGTCTTTTCCATACACGCCGCATACCTCGCAAGGCTCAGGAATAAGGATGCCTTTCGCTATTGCCTGAGTCACAATCCCATTGGTTTTCGGATGAATGCTCATTTGTTCATGTGTTAATAATTCACGGCGTTTGGTGAGATTATTTTTTCTGCAAATGTTAAAGATGTACTGGCGGCTTACCGAATAGTATTCTGCCACCGTACCCATACTAATGCCAGAAGTGACAAGTAACAAAATATCACTTATATCTTCATCACTTAATAGTTTTTGTTTACGCATATAACACTCCCTTCCCTGTTTTGTTGACACCATGTAAACATTATGCCATTGTTTACAGCGCGTCAACAACAAAAAATGGTTAATGCAGACAAAATGACAAGCGGTTAAAATTCCTACATAAAAAAGCTGTTGTTTTCTGATAAAGAAGGCGTAAAGTCGTAGGTGAATCAGTACGAGAGGTTCATTTGAAAAATCCCCCTCACATTTAGCTTTATGGGCTCTGCGCTGTGCGCGGCTCGTACCCGTGCATGGCGCATCCCTCCAAAGAGGGTTTATGAAAGATTATCCGCTTATTATCCTGTTATCTAAAGAGCCGCTTGCCGATGAAACTTTGGATAAATTAAAAGCACAATTAGATGAAAATTGGCCGAAAGATTTAAAGCGGCCTATCTGTTTTCATGGGTTTGATGCAATTATCAAAATTGATTAAATGTCCGGCTGGATAAAAATTCACCGGAAATTCGATAATTGGGGATGGCGTGATAATCCTCAAATGGTGTCGCTGTTTTTATACATGCTCACTCAGGCTAATTTTGAAAAAACAATATGGCATGGAATTGAGATTGAGCGCGGCCAAGTTATTTTCGGGTTTCTGAAATGGGCGGAAACTCTAGGAATTTCGGTGCAATCTTTACGCACATGCATCGAAAGGCTAAAATCAACACATGAAATAACAACAAAACCAACAAACAAATTCACTATAATAACTATTGTAAAATATGAAGATTACCAACAAATAGAAGAAATATCAACATACATCCCAACACACGATTCAACAAACAATCAACAAACAACTAACATTCAATCAACAACACCTAAAGAACTTAAGAAGGAAAAGAAAGGGGGCACGATGCCATTTTCGGAAATCCCGATAGACTGGCGGCAATTCGCTATTGAACAAAAAGGCTGGGATGATTCGATTATTGCTATTGTTTGGGAAACATTCCGGGAATATTGGCAGGATGGAAAAGGGAAAAATGTAAAAAGAGAAGATTGGACAGCCACTTACAAAAAGTGGATTCTCAAAGAAAATATCTATCGAAACAAGCCAAAAATAGAAAACAATCAACCAATGTCCGCCGCTGAAAAAGACCGGCAGGCTAGGCAGGGAGCGAGGATAATCACATGACTTTCAACCCGATAGAACTGGTTTACCCGCACAACATGGATGCGGAATTTGGCGTGATCGGCTGTGTTCTGGCCAGTAATGCCGTGATGCGCGATATAAGTTTTCTGACCCCGGAAGATTTTTATTCCAAGCCGCACGGCGACATCTGGCAGGCCATGCTGAAACTGCACCTTGACGAGCAGCCGATTTCGCCCTTCACCGTGCCTCCGTTGATGGAAAATCCCAAGGGGCTGGCTGAATCCGGCGGAGCGCAGCAGTATCTTTTCGCCTCCCTGAAAAGCGCGCTGATGGTGTTCGACACGATACACGCCGCGAAATATCTGGCGGATTTGTCCCAGAAGCGGCGCTTTGCCTTTGCCTGCGTCACCGCCGCTGAGAATATTTGCCGGGGAGGAAGCGAATCGCTTGATACGCAGGTAATCGAACTGAAAAGCATCATCGAAAAAATAACCGATTCCCCCGGGAAGAATGTTTTTGAAAACAATTACGAGGTCGGAGACCAGATCATTCGGGACATGCAAAACAACATCCGCCCCTTCTCCACCGGCTTAAAAAAGCTCGATCAGGCCATGGACGGCGGATTATACCCCGGCAAGTCTTACGGCTTCGCGGCGCGCAAGAAAGTCGGCAAGACCGCCCTCGGCGCGACGATTAGCTGCAATCTCAACCAAGCCGGAATAAAACATCTTTTCATCGCCGGGGAAATGTCGGCAAAGGAAATCCACCAGCGCATTTTATCCCGCGTTGCCAATGTTTTCCCCTCGGCGTTCCGCAGCAGCTACGGCAAGAGTAACGATTGCGCCCTGAAAATCGCCCAGGCGGTCAATACCATGCCAAAAAACATCATCTACAAAAACGCCCAAGGCGTGACATTTGACGAGTTAAAACATATCGTTGACCTTGCGGTTCATCGGCATAAAATCAAAGGATTCATCCTCGATTACTGGCAACTGGTCGGGGGGAAACAGAAAGGCCAGAGCACTGCGGAACATCTCGACGATGTAGCGCAATGGATTGCGGAAACCAGCCGAAAAAATAATCTGTGGTCAATAACATTTGCACAACTTAATCAAGACGATAACACACGCGGCGGCGAAGGTATCCGCTTGGCATTCGATCAGCTTTACCAGCTTCACCGCAAGAACCTGACGCAACCCGAAGCCTCGCTTGAAATGATGGAAACTCGTTATACTCAATGGCTTAACATTGACGGACTGATGATGCATGAACAAGGCCCGTATTTTTACGAACCGTCTGCCACGCCTGACGAGTTTTAGCCCTCACCTGACGGTTGACAACGGAGTAAAAAAGAACGAAAAGTCACTCATGGATGACATCGACGCCAGTCAATTCCTCCCGGACGGTGAAAGCGTGACAGGATATCGGCGCGACGTGGAAACCATTGTCACCAACCGAAAACTTCCAAACGGCGAAACCGACAGCGGCGTTGAATACCGCGCCCTTGCCTCTCGTACCATCCTTTCGTGGCTATACGAAACCAGTCGCATCACTGCCGCTCAGTGGCAGGCGGCTTGCGCTTATCAAAACTGGCGGGAATACACCGCCTCCCAACTGGAAGGCCGTTCAATGCCCATTACAGCCCCGTACAACAGTGTTTTGACTTTTCCGGGGGTATCCAGCCTTTTTTTCGTTCTCCTGCTCCAGCGGCTCTCTAAACGCGAACAAACACTAATCGACTGGACGATGGAACACGCCGCCACCGATCACATGCGGTTTTTAACGCAACGGAGTTTTCCGATCTATCTAGAAGCCTTCGACCGGCTGGAAAAGCACGTCGCGCTGCTGAAAGACGCCAAGCGCGAAGCTCAAAAAATCAGCAACGACGAGCAAATAATCGCCCGTGAAATCCGGCTTCGATTTCTTGGCCGGTAAAAATACGCTTGCTTAACCGATTGATTTTTTATATACTGCGAAAATCAGGTGGGGATAACTACGCCTGAAATCAACCCAAACCCGGAGAATTTTATGGCCAAAAAACCCAAAGGCGGCAAAGGCAAAGGCAAAGGCTGCTGATGGAATCGCAGGTTAATCCGCAAAACACGGTAACGAACATGGGAAAACTCACGACGAAGGCGAGAAAGAAAATCAAGACCTCGAATTTCGCCGAGCCTGCCAAACGCGGTTATCCCATCGAAAACAAATCCCACGCCATCAACGCGCTGGCGAGAGTCAAACAGTTCGGCAGCCCGGCGGAAATCAAGCAGGTGCATGCCGCCGTCGATAAGAAATACCCCGGCCTGCGCAAGAAGCCGTGAGCACCGCGTTCACCATCACCGCCAAAGGCCGTCCTGATATTTTCAGCGATAACGTCTCGATGGGCGACGAAGTCACCTACAGCATCGATTTCACCCCATGGCAGGAAGCAAACCACACCATCACCAGCGCCACGTGGACGGTCGAGGCAGGTAACGCAGCGGTATCCGGCGACGCATTAACCAGCAGCGTCGCCACGGCTCAGGTGACGTTCTCCGATGCCGGGCGCAGCCTGATAAGCGTTCTGGCCGCCACGGCCACGGAAAAGAAAAAAATATGGCTCGATCTTCGGGCGACTGATCGGAATTGTGGCGTGGTGGATTATGGAGCGCTGAATGGATAGCCCGATTTCATTATGCTGCTGTCCTATACCCGATATGGAACGGGTGCTGGGGACGAGACTCAATGGAATGAAGGGCGAGGTTAACGAAGCGTTGCAGATAGTGCGATTTGCTGACGGCACGTTAAAGGCTCAATTGAGGCTCGATACGGCCCCGTATTTTATTTCGCACAGGGAATTTCAGGATCGATATGGCGGCTCGCACAACTAAGATTCGGCAGACCGAGGAAACAAGGTTAAAAATACAAACCAGTCAGTTAATAAACCGGCTTACCGCTCATGTGTTTGGCACCCTCGAAAAGCCGCTTGACGCGACGCAGGTTTCCGCAGCGCTGGGATTGCTGAAGAAATCGCTGCCAGACCTGTCGGCGACCAACGTATCCGGCGATATATTCAACCATCATTTCGTTGTGAGCAGCGACCCCATGGGCATTGATGACTGGCGAAATCAGTACGAGAATAGTTTGGAAGCCGCAGAAGGGGCCGCAGAAAGCACTCATTGATTGCCCGGTGCCCGAGATTTTCTACGGCGGCGCGCGGGGCGGCGGTAAGACGGATGGCGTTTTAGGAAAATACGCTATCAAGGCCGGGATATACGGCGAAGGATTCAACGCCATATTCTTCCGCAAAGAACTTCCGATGCTGGATGACGCGATAGAGCGCAGCAAGGAAATTTACTATCCGCTGGGCGCGCAGTGGCGCGATGATAAGAAAACATGGCAATTCCCTAATGGCGCGCGGCTTCGATTCAGGCCACTGGAAAGAACATCGGATGCGGATAAATACCAGGGGCAGAATATCACCGATGCCTGTGTCGAAGAGGCCGGGCTGTATCCTGAGTCAGCGCCCATTGACCGCATCAACGGAATATTGCGCAGCGCGAGAGGCATACCAATTCAGCTAATACTGACCGGCAATCCGGGAGGTGCGGGGCAGCAATGGATCAAGGCACGATACATCGATCCGGCACCTGGTGGATTTAAGATTTTTCAAAGGGCTTTGCCTAACGGAGCGCAGCATAGCTGGGTATTCATTCCTTCGCGGCTGGAAAATAACAAGCTGCTGCTGGAATCCGACCCTGGCTATATCAATCGCCTCTACCTTGTCGGCTCGAAAAAACTGGTGGACGCATGGCGAAACGGCGACTGGAACGCCATCGAAGGCATGTATTTCGATGAATGGTCAAACGATCATATCATCAAACCGTTTCTCATACCGAATCACTGGCTGAAGTTCATGTCAGGCGATTGGGGATCCAGCCGACCGTTCTCTTTCGGATGGTGGGCCGTTGCATCGGAGCATTATCTGCATGATGGGAAATGGATACCGCGCGGTGCCATGGTGCGCTACCGGGAATGGTACGGGGTGCAGCGCGACGGAACAGGGCAGATCATACCGAACGCCGGGCTAAAGCTATTCGCCGAGAAGGTGGCGGATGGCATTAAGGAAAGAACCGCCGAAGAAAAAATGGATTACGGTGTGCTTGATCCGTCATGCTTTGCGGAGAACGGGGGGCCGTCCATCGCCTCGCGCATGCTCGACCGTGGCGTCCTGTTCTCTCCGGCAGACAATAAGCGTGTGCGGCAGGCGGGGGCCATGGGCGGATGGGATCAGATGCGTGGCCGGCTGGCTGGCGAGGATTTAGGAGAGCCCGTAGGTGCCAGACCCATGATTTATACCTTCGATTGCTGCACGGATTCCATACGCACTATTCCGGCTCTCCAGCACGACAAAACCCGGATGGAGGATTTGGATAGCAGCATGGAAGACCATGCCGCCGACGACTGGAGATATGCCTGTATGTCGCGGCCTTATGTCAAAACATCACCGTCGGAAGAGAAAACACAAAAGGATGCGTATGGACTCGGTGACGGCGAAGACGCGGATGACTGGCGCACCGCTTGAATTTACCGACGTAAAGGAGCAGGTCGAGGAGTTCCTGTGGATGACGCAGGATGCCAGGTTATTGAGCGAAAAATGCCGTGATTACGTCGATAACAAGCAATGGACGGCTGACCAGATCGCGGTGCTTAAGAAACGCAAGCAGGCTCCTATTGTTAATAACCGCATCAAGGCCAAGCATGGCGGCTTGCTCGGTTTGGTGATGGTGCGCAAGAGCTATCCCAAGGCATATCCGCGCAATCCGCAGGATGACGGAGCGGCAGACGCGGCGACCGATAGCCTGCGTTATGTATCGCAGCACACGCACTTCGACGCGGTGAAGATGGATGTATGCGATAATTTCTTTACCGAAGGATACGGCGCGGTCAATATCGGCATGGAGCCGAACAAGAAAGGCGAGTTGGAAATCTCCATCGAGCATTTGCCATGGGACAGGATATATTTCGATCCGCACTCGCGCAAAAAAGATTTTTCCGATGCGCGTTACAAGGGCTATGTCACATGGCTCGATGAAGATGAACTGCTGGATATATTCCCGGACGCCGATATAGGCACCATGCAACAATTCCTCACCGGCCATGGTGATACGTTCGATGACCGGCCATCATGGATGCTGCGCGGCGGAAAGCGTTTCCGTTACCTGGTGGCGACGCATTACTACAAGCAGCACGGCAAATGGTTCCAGTGCGTTTTCACTGGCGCGGGGTATCTGGTCGAGCCTATGCAGGTGCCATTTCTCGATGAAGACGGCGACGCGGTATGCCCGATGGAAATGGTAAGCGCATACATTGACCGGGAAAATAACCGTTACAGTGAAATTTCCTGCTTCCTCGACCTGCAAGATGAAATCAATCATCGGCGGTCGAAGGCGTTATTCCTCTTGTCGCAGCGGCAGACATTCGGCAGCCGGGGCGCGATCAAAGATAAAGCGGCGGCGAAGCGCGAGCTGGCCAAGCCCGACGGACACCTCGAAGTCGATACCGGCGAGTTCAATAAAGACTTCGGCATCCTGCCGACGGGCGATATGGCCAAAGGGCAGTTCGAGTTGCTCCAGGAGGCCAAGGCGGAGATCGACGCGCAATCCTATAACGCGCAACTTTCCGGCCAGCGGCAGGCAGGCGATTTATCGGGCGTTGCGATTCAGAAGCTTCAGAACAGTGGCGTTACCGAGCTTAACGGATTATTCCAGGCGCTCACTGACTGGGAATTGCGGGTTTACAAGCAATGCTGGTGGAGAATACGCCAGTTCTGGACGGCGGAAAAATGGGTGCGCGTTACCGATAACCAGAATGATTTACGCTGGGTAGGGTTCAACACCCAGATCACCATGCAGCAATACCTGCAAGAGACGATGGACGATGAGTCGAAGCCGTTGGCGCTTCGTCTTGGCGCATCGGCGCAGATGATTATGCTTGAGCAGGAGGCGCAGCAAAATCCTCAACAAAATCCATTACAGCAAATCGTCACCACGAAGAATAATACCGCTGAAATGGACATGGATATTATCCTCGATCAGTCATTCGACACCGTCAATATTCAGGCCGAGCAGCTTGACGCGTTAATGAAATACGGCGCGGCGAACCAGATGGACATCATCGACCTGATTGACCTATCGAATATCACCGACAAAGACCAGTTGATCGAGCGCATACAAAAGCGCCGCACTGATGCGCAGCAGGCTCAAGGGCAACAGCAGCAGGTTCAGCAGCAGCTACTGAGCCTTAAGTCCGATGAAATGCAAAGCCATATAGACCTGAACAAGGCCAACGCGCAGGCGGCGCTTGCCAAGGCGCAGGCATCCGACCCGAATGTCAAGGTGCAGGCGGACAGGGAAATCGCCCTGATCGACATTGCGACGAAAGCGCAGACTGAAAAATACAAGGCGGAACTTCAACAGCAAACCGATGTCGTCAAGGCGGCAGCGCAACACGGAGGCCAGACATGGCAAGAAAACCCACGGTAACCATGAGTTCCGACGCTTCCCTGACCGACCTCGGGTATGTCAAGGGTAAGGGAGCGGTCGAAATCGGCGGAAGTTTCGACGGCGGCACGTTGACGCTGTTCTGCTCGCTGAGCGATGGCACGGTGAAGAACGCCATGCGCGACGGCACTGGTACGGCATACAGCACCGTATCAGGCGACACGTTCCCATTCGATTTCACGTTTCTCGACAATCAGGACATATCGGCGAAATTGTACGCCACGCTGAGCGGCTCTACGTCGCCGAGCGTTACGCTTTTAGTGATTGACCAAGCTTAAGACGGGCGAATACCGCAGGACGCCGCTGCATGATTTCTTGTGCTTCCGCACAGCCGCCGCCGGGTTTCGGGCGATAAGGACGCCGCTTTCACGGGCGAAGAGGAGAGATTATGACCGACGATGTTTTCGATGATAAAGCGACCGAGGTTGAGGAAAAAGAAGAAGCCGAGGCACCGGAAAAACCGGATGACGCCGAGGAAACCGAGGGCGAAGAATCAAAGGGCGAAGAAGTATCGGAGTCGCCGGCCGAGGAAAACACAGGTCAGACCGTCCCGTTGGCGGCGCTGCAAAGCGAACGCTCCAAACGGCAGGAACTTGAGAGAAAACTTGCTGAGAAAACCGCTGTCGATGCCCCGGATAAGGCAACTGACCCGGAAGGCTACGACCGCTTCATGAGGATAGAGCTATCGCGTGATCTGATGCGGGAAACCCATGACGATTACGACGAGGTGATCTCCCATTATCAGGAAATGGTGAAAGCCAATCCTGAGATTGACGCGATCACCGGCGATAAGAGGAACCCCGCCAAGTTCGCTTACGACCTGGCGAAGAAAGACCTCGAAATCGCCGAACTCGATACCCTCAGCAAATCCGACGACTGGAAAGAATTTCAGAAATGGAAAAAAGACCAGGCGAAGGAACAGAAAGCGAATCTCAAGCCTGACGTTAAAGCCGTGCTTTCAGTGCCAAATCTTAACAAGGCGACCTCGCTTAAAAAGGCCGCCCCTAAATCCGATGACGATGATGTCTTCGCCGGGGCTGCTTTCTAGGGGTTGCCATAATCAGGAGTAATCCACATGGCACTTTCAACTGTTAATTCCAGTAACGTCGTCACCAACTTTCAGAAGGCGGTGCGGCGTGAGTATGTTCGCGGAGGCATCTACGGGCAGTATATCGGCTCGACGGAGCAGGCGATCATTCAGTCCAATAAAGACCTGCAAAAGCACTCCATACCGCTCATTGCCAAGCTGACCGGCAATGGAGTCAGCGGCTCTGACACGCTGAACGGAAAGGAGCAGCCGTTATCCAACTATGCGTTTGCGCTTACGCCGACGCATTACCGGCAGGCCGTCAAGATCACGGACGAGGAAAACGAAAAATCCGCGTTCGATCTTTTCAGCGAAGCCCGTCCATCGCTGATGAACTGGATGATGGAACTGAAGCGCGATCAGATTTCGCAAGCGTTCGGCCAGGTTCAGGCGTCCGGCACCAGCTATAATTACGGCGATGCTTCCGGTGCTAATCTCGATACTTGGAACACGAACAATCAGGATCGCGTTCTGTATGGAGCCACGAAGTCAAACAACACCTCCGGCGACCATACGACATCGCTGGCCACCATCGACACCACGAACGATAAGCTGACGGCTGCCCGAATCACCCTGCTCAAGCGCATGGCGATGGTGGCAAGCCCGCTGATTCGCCCCGTGATGCTCAAGGGCGATGATCCGTGGTTCACGTTTTTCGTGGATAGCTATGGCTTCCGCGATCTTCAGAACGACTCGACCATTATCGCAAACCGCCAGTACGCGTTGCCGAGGGCAAAGGACAATCCTCTGTTCTCCAGCGGTGACATTGTGCATGACGGCGTTATCATCCGCGAGGTGCCCGACATCAATAAATTCATCGATGGCGATGGCACCGGCTCGGCGTTTGATGGCGTATGGGGCGCGAACAGCACCTCGGATAGCCTTCTTACCGGCGGCAACAGTTCCAGCCGTGTCGGCGTCGGCTTCTTCTGCGGCGCTCAGGCGGTTTCGTTCATTCGCGGCAAGGATGCGTATTTCGCCAATGCCAAGGAGGACGATTACGGCTTCCAGCGCGGCGTCGCGGTGGCGGCAAAGCATGCCATCGGCAAGACTTTCTACAACAACAAGCAGCACGGCATGATTACGCACTTCTACAGCGCATCGGTCGATAGCTAATCGTAATGCCCATCCTTAACGGGAGGGGCTTTTTCTTTTATCCAAATTCAACAGGAGAAATTTTATGACTGTATCATCCGCAACCGCCACCGTGCGCCGTAACGACAAACCCATTATCGGCAAAGGTTACGGCGGTGATTTAATAAGCTTCGGCCCCCGTACTGTCGAATTGGCCGCTGCTGCTTCGGCTTGCCTGATTGACTTCAATCTCGAAATTCCGGCCAATCTGCGGATTGCCGGTAATTCCCGCATTTATTGGGACGATCTGGCAACATCAGGCTCGCCTACGCTCGACCTTGGGCTATACGCCGTCAATGGCAACGTTACTTCTGACGATGACGCGCTGAATGATGGGCTGGCGATTTCGGCGGTCTCCACCGCCAACGTCGGCGCGCAGGTCATCAAGGACATCGCCAACTTCGGCAAGCGCGCCTGGGAATTCGTCAGCGGGCAGACCACCGACCCGACCGGAACGCTGCGTATCAAGGGCATTGTGCGCGATGCCGCCACGACGCAAACCGGCACGATCACTCTTGATCTGTACGGGTACCTGGATTAGCAGGCGCGGGGGAGCCAATGAAAATTGCCATCGTCGGCGGTTCCCCCGCCTCTGAATTTCTTGCGCCTTTCAATGATCCGGAATGGCAAATATGGGTGCTTGGAAACCGGATACAGCACTACAAGCGCGCAGACCGCATCTTCGAGATTCACGACGATCTCTCGGAGCACGGCGACTCGCTGAAATACGCGCAGCTTCTGGCGGCAAGAAATATTCCGATGATCGTGGGGGAAAAATTCCCGATTTCGGCTCCTCATATCAGGACATTCGATTTCGAGGCGGCGAAGGCGCTTTACGGGTCGAATTACCTGACCAGCTCGACGGCCTACCAGGTAGCGCAGGCCATTATGGAGGGCGCAACGCATATTTCGATATACGGCACGGATATGGCGGTCGATAGCCATGAATATTTCTGGCAGCGCCCCTGCCTTGAATCGTGGATTGGCTTTGCCAAGGCTCGCGGCATTGAGGTGTATATTCCTCCGGTTTCTCCGCTGGGACGCTCAGAATATATCGAAGGGCGCGGATGCGGCGGTAGGCCGGATTTCTCAAAACCTCCGTTTACGCAGGCGGAGTTTTCGGCCATGGCGGATGTTCATGCGAAAAGAATATCCGCCCTACATTCCAAAATAGCCGAGTTGCAGGCGGATGCGCAGACGCACGACGGCGCACGGCAGGCGTATGAGCGGCTGGCGATGGTGGCGCGGGCGGTCGAAGCGGGAAACGATATTAAAAACCTCACTGATTCTTTCAGGGCAAAATAATGGCAACCAAAGCGGAAATGCGCCAGCGTGTCGCGGAGGAATTATCCCTTACGCCAGTGGGAGAAGCCATAGCCAGTCAGGATGCAACGCGCATCGACGCCACCTATAGCGAAGTCTATGAGCGCCTGAAAGAAGAGGGGCTGGCTTACTGGGCGTCAAGCGCGGGTGTCCCCACCAAGGTAGTGCCATATTATGCCCTGATGATGGAAGAGAAGCTGGCGCGTGCTTATGGAACATCAGACGCGAGGTATCAGCGCATTTTGTCCTTGGCCGGGCAGGACGGCGATGCCGCGATGATGAAGATAGCCCGGCTGTTACGTCCCGATTACCAATCTACCGATGACGTGCAGGATTATTAATGCTTGTTCCTATCAATCTCAGCGGCGGTGATTATACCCACGTATCGCGGCCTTTATCGGTTCAGAAAACCCGTAATTTCTGGCCGCAGATACAAAAAAACCAGAAAGAAAAAAGCCCGTATATTCTGCAATCATTCTATGGGCTGAAGGCATTCGGCAGCAATTCGACGCTATTCGCCCGAGGATTATTCGAGAATCAGGGGACGCTTTACCGTGTCGCCGATTCGACTTTTTACCGCGTGGATTCCAGCGGAGCGCATACCGCTCTGGGGGCTATATCCGGCAGTGGAAGATGTATTTTCGATGCCATAGATTCAGATATCGTCATCGTCGCCGATGGAAAGGCGAATTTATGGGACGGCACGACGGTCACGCAGATCGCCGCCTTATCAGGTGTAGCTCCGAATAGTTGCGCCGCCATTAATAGCCAGATGCTCTACGATGAAGGAAGCGGACAGGAATTTCAAATGTCCGATGTCGGCGACGCCAGTAGTATTAATGGGCTGAATTTCGCCGCCGCTGAGGTGGCATCCGATGAATTGGACAGGATAGCGGTATTCAAGCAAACCGCTTACATGATGGGCTCGCAGACTATCGAATTATGGTGGGATTCCGGTCAGGGCAATCCTCCGCTATCCCGGCTCGAAGGGGCGATCATCAATAATGGTATTGGCGCTATTTACTCGGTGGCGAAAAATGATGATTTTCTATTTTTCTTCGGTTCCGATAAGCAGGTGC